GAGCAACTGTTGCACCTAAATCAGGTGCAAGGGAGTAAAGTCCACCAGCAACACCTGCTGCTGCTTGAGCAACCCCGCCAACGGCTTGGAACTTTGCCATTGCTGGAGACATCCACGGCATCGTTGGATTATTGGCTTTTTGTGTTTGCGCAGCAGATTGTGGCTGTGATGCAGGTACCTTGTTATCTGATGCACCAGTGCCCGTCTGTGTAAAGTTTGCGCCATCTGTACCAAGAGTAACCTTGCTACCCTTGGTAAGGTTTCGTTGACCATTTTTTGTAATGGTTTTACGCATAGAGTCTGCTGCTGTTTGAGCAGGAGCAGAGATATGCTTGATAGTGTCATTGATCTCGTTAAGAGTTTTGAGCGTGTCTTTTAGGGCGTCGTTAAGTGACTTGACGCTTGTCACCATACTAGCCATCTGGACTCCTTATCGCTCGTGCCTTGGCTAGTTCTAGCCAATTCTTTCTTTCTCTAGAGGACATCTCCTTGATCTCAGTCAATGTCCAACTACTATACATCTCAGATATAGCCGCCCATTCAGCAAATAACTGAATGTACGGAACTATGTTAGAACTGAAACAACGTACCCAAGTTAATGGATATCGTTACCTCACTTCCACAATCTGGGCATTCCATAGTCACATCATCAAACTGTGGACCAGGAACACGCTGATTGATCTCTTCAATAATCTTCTTGCGATCTACAACAGGTAGGTTCTGCACCTGGATCTTGCTGTAGACAGGTGAGTTGTTAATCTTCAAGACTGTCTTCTCAAGAAGGATTGTGTTCATCTCTGCAGGTGTTTTATCTGCATTATTGATCAATTCTTTTTGGGCGATTCCAGTTGGAAGTTGTACCTCAATATCTCCAGCCTTACCGCTGACTGTAAAGACTCGATCCCCAATAGGATCTGTAAGGATCTTTGTCTTGATATCTTCGTTGATATCTACAGTTACATTCTTAAAGTCATTGCAACCACCACAGAAAATTGACATCTCTGTAGTGTTACCAAATGTTGCTTTCAAGATACCAAGAAGCAAAGCCTCTCGATCACCTGTCAACATGTGGTCAAGAACTTTTTCATCAGCCTTAAGATCGCCTATCTTGACAGTGCCACGCTCTAGGATCACTAGAAGAGCCTTACCAACATTTGCGGCTTTAGAGATAATTTCCTCATCTCGACCAGTTAACTCTCGTACCTCTGCGGTCTGTAGCAACTCCCCAGCGGTTGTAATGTAACCGCCAGGAAGTTGTACAGTTGTATCCGAAGGAGAAACAATTGTTGGATTGATGTCTGAAGAAACCTCTTTAAGAGCGTCCTTAACTAAGTTATTTGCCAAGTCTGGGTTAGAGACTGCACTAATTGTGTTCGTCATGATAGTCCTTTGTTAGTTTTAGTTATACTGCTTTGGTTGCTGCTGATGTTCCGCCTGCTGCAGTAAATGCCTCAGCGCTTGTTGCTACGTCTGATCCCCATGAAACGTCAAAGCCTTCGTGAACAACAGACATTTGCTCTACGAGCAGCGCGTTGTCTCCAGCATTGAGGTCTGAGTATGAGACAGATGTTGGCCATGCGTTGTAAACCATAAAGCGCATTGCAACAACGTCTGTGCTTGCAGCAGTTGCAGCAGCAGTACCATCAGAGGTATTAGCACCTGATGGAATTGGGTGAGCAAGAACCTTAATCTCAATATCGCAACGGAAGTTATCTCCCGCAGCACGAGCAGAACCGCCACCTTGAACTGTTGCAAAGAGAGTCTTCATCCAGTCCCAGTTTGTGCTTGTTCCAAGAATCACTCCACGTTGGAATGTAATTGGAGCAAATGTAGTTTGGCCAGGAATCTGGTGAACAGTGGTGTTGTAACCGCCCTCACGGTAAGGGATGCTATCTGTTGTGATAGACATTCCTGAGATTGAGGTAAAACCAAATGTTACTGGAGGTGTAGCAAGGTTAGTCATAGCCTTGTTAGAGTTTGCTCCACCAGCATTTGGAAGTGGTGTGAAGGTAACTAGGTACCTAAAGTTGCGTAACGGATCGGTCGCAAGCGATGATCGGTTATTGTTAATTGTTGGCATCTATTATCTCCTTCGGGATTACGCCAGGGTCATTTGACTGAGGTTGATTACTACGAACTCAGCAGGGTATTCAAGAGCAACGCCAACTTGGATGTTAACGATACCGTTTTGAATTGATGATGCTGTGTTGTTTGTTGCGTTGCAGAGAACGTAATAAGACTGGGCTGGGGTTGCACCACGAAGTCCACCCTGATTACGATAGTCATTCAAGAACGAGTTAAACGTACTTGTAATGCGAGACCATAGACGCTCATCGTTGTTTTCAAAGAGCGCAATCTGAGCAATGTTCTTAAGATTTTGCTCAATGTAGATAAGTGAACGGCGCATGTTAACGTAACGGTTTGCTGTTCCATCTTGGAGTAATGTACGAGCACCCATAACAACTACACCAGCACCTGGGAGTTGACGGATAGCGTTAACAGGGGCAACTGAACCAGTTCCTGATGAAGGAAGACCTGTATTCAAGTTATCAAGTTCTGAAGAGGTAAATGAACGCTCTAGAGAGATGACACCAGCAAGAGGTGAATTCAAACCTGCTGGAGCCTTTGCAACGCTCTTTGATGCATCAGTAGCAAGATAAAGACCAGCAACACCTGCTGATGGTCCAATCAAACGGATTGCTCCGCTACCACGACCAATTGGATCGCTAATGTATGTGTGTGGGTAATAAACGGCAGCATTGCTGCTTGCAGTCAATCCCTGTGCGTATGTAATAGCAGCGTCAACTGTTTCTCCTGCAGGAGTCTCTGCGACAAAGAAACCGTTGTTTGCTGATGCCCATGAGATTGCATCGTTAATAACTGCAACAACACCAGAGTTGAGAATGTCATTGATGTTAGGAACAAACATAACAAGAGCGCGGTTGAGTGATGAGAACTCATTCCATACTGATGCACTTGTTGATGCATATGATGTAAAGTCACCAGAGACAACTGCTGATCCATCTGCTCCACCTGTAAGTGGGTATACAGTGAGCACAGGTGTACCTGAAGCCAACGCACTTACTGTGATAACAGAAGCAGCAGTGTTATTGATGACAGTTCCAGCATAACTTGATGATGTTGGATCTGAGAATACGAGGTTTTCGTAGCGCTCAAGAAGGACATCGTTGGTGATGTTCATTGCAGTTCCTGCAACGCCTTCTTTGTAAACCTCAACTGTGTAAGTGCTTGCAACTGTTCCAGCCTTGACATTGATGCGGAGGTTGTTGCCATCTGCACCACGGTTCTTTGCTGTAAAGGTAGCAACTACTGCGTTGCCTGATGTCTCAACATCAACAGTTGCTGCTGCTGCATCTGAGTGCAGAATACGCTTGACGTAGAGTTCACGTCCACCGTTGCTAAAGAATTGAGCGACGCCAAAGACTGCAGGGAATGCAGCATTGTAGCCACCAAACTTTGAAGTAAATTCTGTCCAAGATTGAACGCGAGTCACAATCTCAGGACCTTGTGCAAATGGCGCAGCAACTGCACCAGCAGCACTTGTAGCAACTCCCTGAGCGAGAGGTGCTGGAAGTAGGGTCTCTGTTAGGTAGACGCCTGGACGACCGTAAGTCATTCTTTCTCCTGTCTTGTTGTTGGTGGGTTCCGTATTATGGCGTTATTGTGATCGGTGGAATTGGCGTAAACTCAGGAATAGTTCCTCCACGGACCTGATCCTGGTAGCCTGTCATATCGACTTCGAGTGCCTTATAGACTGCCGTGTATAGTTCTGGAGCGATCTCACTAGAGACACGCACCGTGAATGCGTTTACGAATAAACGCTTACCTGCTTCTGTGATATCTCGCTTTGAGATATCCAGAACATCAAGACGACGAACTGTGTTGTCGTTAGGTTGTAGCACACCAAAGCGCAGGGGTAATCTGGTGTACATCAATTGCGCAAGAATCTCGCGGTCATGGCGAGGTTCACGGGCATATGTTGTTATCTGATAGTCAATGTTAACTGGGATAGGCTGATGGATGTACCAGTCATGGTCGTCTCCGTTATAGGCCGTTGTTCCATCAGGCATATGCGTTGGATCTGGCAAGTATGATGGCTTAACAAGGCCACGCATAGAACGGCTAAAGTCTTCAGATACATCCACCATGTCAATGGTGATGTATGGATAAACCTGGTCTGTAATTTCCTGGGAAGGTTGACCAAACCATACACCGACATTACGGGTGCTTGCACCATTTGCGTTGGACTTCTGATCGGTTACCTTCATGCCCTTAAGAAGGTTACGGATAGCCTCATCCTCTGAAAGAAGGAAGGTCATAATCCGCCCCCTAGATGGGCAAAAATGCGCTCAGTAAGAAACTCTTCAGATTCGCTAAGGCGATTTGAAAAACGGCGAATAGCATAAGTTGGTCGAGTTCCTGGAGTGCCGTACTCAAGATCTTGCGCCTCATCAAAATGGTCAGGATGGACGTGGGCAGTAAAGCCATCATTAGGGGTGTAGCGGACATGAAGTCCACGGACAATGTTATGAGGCCAGCCTGATGCTCGTGCTTCTGCACGAAGTTGGGCTGACATGTAGCGCGAGGTATCGCGGGCTGCGTGGTGTACTGAGATGTGGTGTGGGCTTGTCACTTCTTCTTTTTGCCCTTCGCAACTTTACCGCCGATGTAACCTGCGAGTAGTGCTGCGAAGATTGGCTGTTTTTCTTTAGGACGAAAGCCGAACATACCGCGCATGAACTCTTCACGTTCATGCTGATTGTTCATTTCAGCAACTTGTTCGTACCATGGCTTATGGGCCATCACAACCCCTTTTCGCAACCTGCGGGAACAGTGGTCAGGAACCGCAGCGGTTACCTGATGTTGCAATGATAAAGAAAAAGCCCCACTTTCGTGGGGCTAAGTCTTACTTCTTTTCTTTCTTGATCTTCTTGGCTAGAGCCTTGTCCATCTTTTCATCCGCTGCACGAGATGGCTTCTTCTTATCCATCTTCTTGTCAGCCTTTTCAAAGGCCGCCTTTTGCTTTGGAGACATACCCTTCATTACCTTGGCATCTTGAGCAGCATCTGACATCTTTTTAGCCATTACATGCCCTTCTTACGATTGGTAATCATCTTAGGATTTTTGGCCGCTGACATCTTCTTTCCTTTACGGAGAGCAGCAAAATCTGCAGCATCAATCTTCTTTGGATTACCGCCCATAGCAGCGATCTTCTTCTGCTTAGGAGATAGACCGTCAGCCATTACTTGGCCTTCTTAGAAGCACGAGCAGCCTTGCATGATGCACAGGTGCACTTACATCCTTTTGCTGGCTTGCCCTTGGCACAGCCACAACCACACTTGAGACACATCTATTTGCTCACTTTCTTTCTAGGTTTTGAGTTTGGAATCCTGCCAGAACGATCTGGAACACAGTTCGGTACTTTCTTACCATTCTTCATCTTCATACCAACTTG